CTGTCCGTTGAAAGAGTGTAAAAAGAGCGAGTGCGAGAGATTTAAGGAAGAGAAAAGAAAGCTGAAAGCAAAGTGAGGCGGAAATGAAACAGGGGCACTATTTGACGATAGACAAAGCGTTTCAGAATTACTGGGAAAACAAAGAATACCTCACCAATTACCCGTACCCGCATGCGGTTAATTATCAAAAAGCGCGGGTAAAGGGCGACTGTTACAAAAACATTCCCGAGCAGCTGATTTTATCCTGTATCGACAAAGTCGAGGACATACAAAAACAAGTCGATTTAGTCGAGGAAACCTATAAATATTTCAAGCACGAAGGACAGCTTCGGGATTTATACATAAAGATCATCTACATGAACAAGCACCGTTGTACGAATGTAAGAGCCTGTTATGAAATCGGAATCGATGATCGTACGGGGAAACGCTGGAAAAAATGTATTTTCGAGAAAGCGGAAACAATCGGCCAAGAATTAGGCTTTTTCAAGTAAAAAATGAAAAGGGGACAAAAGTTGTCCCTTTTTTTGCTTTTTGATATGTTATAATGCTATTATCAAAACGAATATCCGAACGGTCATGCGGGTATTTGTTTTGGAAATAGTTTCTCCCTGTGTAGCCGTCGGCGTTAAGTCGGCGGTTTTTCCGTGGGGAGAATACGAAAGAAGGGATATATGGAACTGAAAGTTTTACAGATCGAGAATGTGGCTATTTCGGAAATCAAGCCCTATGAATACAACGCGAAGAAACATGACGAAAAACAAATCGTGAACGTAGCGGAAAGTATTCGTCAATTCGGCTGGCAACAGCCTTTGGTATTGGATAAGGATAAAGTGATCATTATCGGCCATTGTCGGTATTTAGCGGCAAAAAAGCTGAAATTGAAAACCGTACCTTGCAAGATCGCCGCCGACTTGACCGCCGACGAAGTGAAGAAGCTCCGAGCTTTGGATAATAAATTAAACGAGAGCGAATGGAATCTGGATATGCTGTCGTTAGACATCGGGGGCTTGGAGTTCAAGGGCTTTGACATAGATTGGGGAATAATCAAGCCCGACGATTTCGGAACGGAATTTGCGATCGCAAGCGGGGATAAATCGGTAATGGAAACGATGACGTTTACGCTCCATCACGAACAGGCGGAACTGATCCGTAGCGCGATGGAAACCGTCCTGAAAAACGAGGAGGCGCAGGAGGCGTTCGGGAATACCAACAGGAACGGGAACGCGATTTACGAGGTGGTGCGGCAATGGGCAGAGCTAAAGAAATAGAGCTTCGGGTAATCCCGGCAAGCATAGCGAATCCGTTTGTAAAAAAACACCATTACAGCGGAAAGGTCGTCAATAACAGCAAGGTGCATTTCGGCGCGTTTTTGGACGGAAATCTGCATGGGGTAATGAGTTACGGCAGTAGCACCGACAAATCAAAAATAATCGGCTTGGTGGAGGGTACGGGCTGGAATGAGTTTTTAGAGCTCAATCGCATGGCGTTTGACGATTACCTGCCGCGAAACAGCGAAAGTCGATGCATCGCGCAAAGTATCCGCCTGATCAAGAAACAAGCCCCGCATATCAAGTGGATTATCTCTTTTGCAGACGGCTGTCAATGCGGAGACGGGACAATCTATCGGGCGAGCGGATTTATATTAACGGGGATAAAACCGAACAAGAGCATTATTCTTTTTCCCAGCGGTCACCGTATTGCACAAATTACGGTTACGGCGGAATGGAACAGCCCGCAGATGAAAGAAGAATGCCGATTGCTCCATGTCGAGCATAAATACCGACCTGCATCGGAATATATCAAGCTCGGGGCGAAGTATCTGTCGGGGTATCAATTACGATATATTTATTTTATCGATAAAAGCTATCGTGAGCGGCTGACGGTAAAGGAACTGCCGTTTGATACGATTGATAAAATGAACGCGGGAATGTATAAAGGCGAAACGATAAGTCTGAAAGCCAGACGCGAGGAATAACCCGCGTCTTTTATGCGAGTATAGTTTAACGAAAGAACGGCATTTTTCCAAAATGCAAACGGCGGTTTAACCCCGACCTACTCGCTCCAATATGCCACAAAAAAAAATAGGCTTCAAGGTCGCTTTAAGTAAAATAAATCCCGCATTTTGAACAGTAGGAGGGCTATTTTGAACGCTGAAAATCTAAGAAAAATTGAATTAAGCCACGACGAAGCCACGAAAAACGGGTCGAAGGGCGGGAAACAGTCGGGAAAAGCGCGTCGGAAAAAGAAGCAGATGAAGGACATGTTCGAGTATCTTTTGGGGCTGGACGTAACGGACGCAAAGTTGAAAGCGAAGATGTCGGAAATGGGAATAGACGACGAGCAAATGACGTATAACGCTATGGTCTGTTACTCTATGATCCGCGCTGCGTGTGAGGGAAGTGTTAAGGCCGCGACGTTTATTCGGGATACCACGGGCCAGAAACCGCAGGACAATGTGAAAATAGAGGGCACGGTGGAATCGAAGCTGCGAGTGCCGCAGAATATCTCAAAGTTGACGACGGAGGAGCTGCGCGCGATAGCGGGGATAACGGTTCCCGAGTGCACGGAAACGACGGAATATGCCGAAGAGCATGAGTGACGCAGAGCGTAAAGCCCTGCGTTTTTTGGTGGACGTAGAGCGTTCAAGGCGCTCGTTTTGGGACTATTGCAATGTGCTCGCGCCCGATTTCTATCTTCCCGACCGCGGATATCTATACCGCGTTTGCAATCGACTGCAAGAATTTATCCGCAACGACGTGGGCGTATTGATCGTCAACGCGCCGCCGCGGCACGGCAAATCGAGAACGGCGAGCAAATACGTCGAGTGGGTGATGGGCCAAGACTCGACGTTCAAGATCATGACGGGCAGTTACAACGAAACGCTCTCGACTGTGTTTTCGTCGGCGGTACGCGACACGATCTCCGCAAGCAAGGTCAATCCCTATGATATCGTGTATGCGGACATTTTCCCCGAAACGAAGATTAAGCGCGGGGACGCGGCGAAGAATATCTGGTCATTGGAAGGCTCGGAGGTCAAATCATATTTAGCGACGTCTCCGACAGGCACGGCGACGGGTTTCGGCGCAGATATGTTGGTCATCGACGATATCATCAAATCGGCGCAGGAGGCAAACACGACGACGATTTTGGCAAAGCATTGGGATTGGTTTACAAACACGATGTATTCGCGGTTACAGGGACGGCGGAAGATACTCATTATCATGACGCAGTGGGCGACGCAAGACCTCGCGCATCGTGCGGCCGAACATTTCCGCTCCATCGGCGAGAAGGTCGAGCAAATCACGCTCAACGCCTTACAGCCGAACGGGCGCATGCTGGACAAGCGGATTTTGCCGCGCAGAGTGTACGACAATCTCGCAAAGACGCTTGCGCCGAATATCTTTTCGGCGAACTATAAGAACGTCGCCGTTGACCTCATAGACGGTGTGTATGGCGCGTTTAAGACGTATAAGCTGTACGAGCTGCCCGAACGGTTCGAGAAGATATGTTCGCAGACGGACACGGCGGACGAGGGCGGGGATTACTTATGTAAAATCATTTACGGGCGTTATAAAAACCTGCTGTATATGTTGGATGTTTACTACACGCAGGAGAAAATGGAAGTAACGGAGATCGAGGCTGCGAAACGGAGTTTGCAGTTCAACGTGCAGTATGACGACACGGAGAGCAATAACGGCGGAAAAGGCTTTGCGCGGAACGTAGAGCGGAAGTATAAAGAGCTGGGCGGGACGCTGGCAAAGTTTAGCTGGGAAGCGCAGAAGCAGAACAAGGAAGCGCGGATCTTGACGAACGCGACGGGCGTGAATAATACGGTGATTATGCCCTGCGACTGGGCGACGCGCTGGCCGACGTTCTATAACGACGTGACGCTGTTTTCCAGGACTGCGAAGAACGAACACGACGACGGTCCGGACTGTTTGACAAGGTGTTATGAGAAAGAGTTTGAGAAGCCGAAATACATTATATCGGGAGGTATCCGCAGGTGACGGATTTATCATTTTTACAAGAAGGCGCGCTGTTTCCGCCGATCGGGGAAGCGAAGCGGATCGGGAGCTATCAGGAATATAAGCTAATGTTCGACGGCAATACGCACGCGGCAGAGACGCGGCATTTTCGGCAGACCCTGGACAATATCAACCGTTTGGCTTTACTGCTCGGTTGGTCGGATTCGTATGTGTCGGTGGAGCTGAACTATTTCAAATTCATTGCCAAGAAAACGGCGGATTTCGTATGCGGCGAGTGGCCCGACGTCAGGATAACGGGCAAGAAAGGCGAGGAAGAAGCGCAGAAGAGAAAACAAGAGACGCTCGACGCGATCCGTAAAGAGACGCGGTTCGACGTAAAGCATTACGACGCGTGGATCGACGTATCGATGTACGGCGAGTGCCCGCTGCGGATTTACAAGAAAGAGGACGGGAAATACACATTTACGTTGATTGATCCCGAGAATTTCTATAAAATCGTCGATCCCAAAGACCCGTACAACGTGACGCATTAAGTAATCACGAGTGTGGGGCTGGAGGATAAAAAGCCGATCCTGACGGCGCAAATCCACGAGCGGGGAAAGTACACCGTGCGTAAATTCGTTTGCGAGCCGTTTACGGGCTGTCCTGCGGAATTGGCAAATCAATATAGATATAAACCTGGGCCTGTAAACGGCTCCAAGTCAAATTTATATACGATGATCTGCGACAGGTGGACGGACGAGATATTCCGTTATCGTCCGATACGGATAAAAAAAGAGACAACGAAAAATCCCGAGTCCGTGGACACGGGACTGGACGATTTCGCGATCATAGAACTGAAGAATATTCTGACCTCGGATAAACTGTACTGCGCGTCGGATTTCGACGATATAGACAGTCTTGTAGCGGAACAGCACCGCATATTGGCGGAAATCCAGCTGATTTTCGATAAATTCACCGTGCCGACGGGTTACGGAGACAGCGAAATGGCAGAGTTTGACCCGACGGTGGGAGAGAGTTTTTTCGAAATCGGGAAGTTTTTCGGTATTCCGAGCGGCGGGGTTGTTCCAGGCTACGTGCAGCCCGACATTACGCGCTTACAGCAGTATTTCACGGCACTGGATAACCTGGACAAGAAAATGAAGGTGTTGTCAGAAATGGGCGGGGTATTGAGCTTTGACGGTGTGCCGAGCGGAATCGCGGTCGAGACCATGAAATCGATGTATGTATCGGAGCTGAAAAAAGCGGAACGGCTGACGACCAAGAACACGGCAGAGATCGTGAAACTATTCAGTCTGATGTCAGCCTCGTACGGTGAATTTATCCCCGAGGAGGAAATCAGTATCACGTGGTACGACGGCCTGCCGAATAGCGAACAAGCGGACGTGAATATTTCCGCCGCCAAGGTACAAAGCGACCTTATCAGCCGCAAGAGCGAGCTGATGACGCGGTATAATATGACCGAGGAGGAAGCGGAGGCGGAGCTTGAGCAAATCTTACAGGAGAAGTCGGATTTTGCTACATACAGCACAATGGGCAGCGGTATGTTCGGGTTTTCAGGCGGAGGCGGTAACAATCCGCAGGGCGGCAAAGAACCGCCGAAAACGGGCGATGACGACGAGGAAAGCGAAGCCGAGAACGAGGACGCGGAAGGCGGTGAGCTGAATGGCGAACAAGAGGAGAAGTGACGATGACGTTGAAAGAATGCTGCACGAGGTACTCGGACGATATCAGGAAACGTTATTCTCGGCCGCGAACTCGAAACGCGGAGAGAGCAGAGCGCAATATCAGAAACGTTTTTTTAAGGCGCTGGACGGTGCCGCCATAACCGCAAGGCAGGCGACGCAGAACATAATCGATCGGTATCTGCCGTCGTTTGACGCGCCCGTATCGGAACTTCTCAAAAGCTTCGGCGCGAAGTACGGCGGCGAGGAAGTCAAACTGACGACGTATGTACGGATCGTGAACATGATGACGGAGTCCGTCGAGCAGTATAAGGATAAGCTCAACGGCGAGATTATCAGCCGCGAGAAATCGGGCAAGGTCACTACGGTGACGGACTTGCGGGAGATGATCAACACCGACCTGAAAAACGACGACGTGACGGTAGTGCGGTACGCGAACGGCGCAAAAATGCCCGTGGATAAATACGCCGCTATGCTGGCGCGGACATCGCGTTCGGAGACGGAAAACCTCGCCATGATCCAGCAAGCGTTGCGCGAGGGGCTGGATATCGTGGAATGCGACACGATCTATCCCACCTGCGATATCTGCGCGGTGTATCAGAATAGGCGGTACAGCATCTCGGGGAAAAGCAGTCAATATCCCGCGCTGTATAAAACGGCGTTCAAATCGGGGTACAGTATCATGCACCCGAACTGCCGTCACAGCTGGTCGCCCGTGCATGAGGAAATGTACACGGAGGAAGAAAACCGCGAGATGTTGGACTCTACCCACCGCTCGTGGGCACCCGATAGAAACGGCGTAAATTTCCAGCAGGCGGAGAAAGCCCGAGCAGAATACGCTCGCGGTGAGCAGCTCATGCGGAAATGGAACGCCGAACTCGTGGACTACGAACGCCTTAAAGCGTACTACAAGGAGAAGGGCGAGGAGCCGCCGTATAAGAGCCTGGGCGCGTATCGTCGTGAGGTGCGCAAGCCGCCCGAGAAACAGTCGCCCACCATTCGGGGCTGGAAAAACCGCAAGCGAGACGAACTGCAATACGAACGCTGGAAAAAGGCAGTCGGCAAAAACAACATATCCGAAACGCTTGAAAAATTCCAACAGATGAAGTATAATAAAGACAAGCAAAAAGAATTCGAGTTGCTGAAAGGGTATAAGGAAGCGCAGGAAAAACAAGATATTTATACGCTTGTTTCTTTCGAGGTTTATAAGCAAGTCTCCCGTGAAATAGACAGAGAGCTTGTAGGAAAAACCTTTGACGGAATTGAGATCAAGGGAAAGAAAACGCACTTTATAGATCGTATTATCGGACAGTATCAAGAGAGCGACTATCCGCAACACGGCAAGCGTCAAGGCGTGAAAGTAGAAGATGCTTTATATGCGTTAAGTAATCCTCTCGAAAAACAGAAGCGACAAAATCCAGACGGCACTATTTCCTTGACATTTGTCAGTCAAAAATGCAAAGTCACCATAAATCCCGATACGGGAATGTTGATTCAAACAAATCCCAACACAAGGAGGTCGAGCAAATGAAATTGAAACAATCGGAAATCGATTTTATAGAGAAAAAGTTAAGTAAAGGCGAAGAATATATTAAAAATAAGCAATGGAATAATATTCTCGACGAGCTTGACAGTCTTGAACTTGATATCGGATATACAGATAGTAGTTTTGACCGAATAAACGATACGGGGCGATATATCGAACGTTTGATCGATAAGATAGCCTATGATGAAGGGAACGACGACGCTCTCGAAATAGAAGCCGAATAAAAGCATTTTGCAATTGACTGCAAAGTGCTTTTTTTATACAAAAAATACAAGGAGGTGAAAGATCATGGATTTCAGAAAAGTATCTGACGGAGACGGAATGAAAGAGATTTCTTACGACGAGCTTAAAGAAGCCGCAAGGCCGTTGATGGAGCTTTTGCGAAAGAAAGGCAATATGGAAATGTCGGCTTTGGTAACCGATGAAACCGTAGTCATTATGGAATCACTCGTCGGGACGTCTATCGAATACAACGACTGATCAAACAAAACTCAATAACGAGGGACAACGCTTTTATGGCGCTGTCCTTTTTTATAGCAAGCGAGACGCGGCGAAACAGCGTCAAAACATAAAAACTCGGAGCGGAGCGCACCGCGAGAACAAAGCGTAAGGAGGTATTTTTATGATCACAAGAGAGGCTTTGAAGGCAAAAGGTTACACGGACGAACAAATCGACACATTGCTGGATATGTTTCACGCGGAAGAACAGGAACTGCGCGGGCAGGTGACGAAACTGACATCGGAGCGGGAGGAAGCGAAAGCCGAAATCGCAAAGTATCAAAAGGGCGGGGAATATTATACCGACCCAAAGGAGATCGAGCGTCTGAAAACGTTTGAGACGGAAACCAAGGCCGAGAAAGTCAAGGCAACCAAAGACAAGGCGTTTGACGCCATGCTCACGAAACTGAAGGTCAAAGACGACTTCAAAAAGCTTTTGAAAAAGTCGCTTAATTATGACGAGCTCGAAGTGACGGACAAAGGCGAAATTGCGGAAGCCTACGAGAAGAAATTCGTTGAGGGACTGCAAGCGGGGTGCCCGG